CGCCTTTCGCATCGAGCGGCTGACCGGCGGCGCGGTGCCAGCGGCAAGCTGGACACAAGCACAGGAGGACGCCGCATGATCTGGCTGGATCACTTTTCATTCCGCCACCCTGCCACGGTCTGCGCCCGGCGCACAGGAAACGGGGTTTTGCATGGCTGACAGCGTGCAGATTATCCGGGCGCTGGTGGGCGGGCTGGTGGCGCGGCTGGGCTGTTACGACGCGGTGGCCGAGACCATCAATGCCGCCCTGCCCGGCGCGCGCTGCTGCAAGGGCACGATCGCCAAGCGCATGGCGGGGCAGATCGGCTGGCCGGTGTGCGAGGTGATGGCGCTGGAAGAGGCGCTTGGGCTGTTCCCGGTAACGCGGTTCATGGCGCGGCGGCTGGCCGCGCTTGAGGCAGCACCGGTGGCCCCGCTGGTGGCGCTGGCCGGGGCTGCCGCGCGCGAAGGCGGCGAGGCGGTGGCGGCGATGCTGGCCGCGCTCGGGTCTGGCGCGCCCGAGGCGCAGGCGAAGGCGGTGGCCGAGATCGACGAAGGGATTGCGGCGCTGGTGGCGGCGCGCGCGGCGCTGGAGGGCGGGCAATGATGCGGGATTGTGTGGTGGAGGCCGATTTCACCGACCTTGATGGTCTGCCGCGCAAGCTGCGGCTGATGGCCTGCGTCGGGCCGCTGGTGCAGGTCAACCTGCCGTGCCGCGCGGCGCTGGTGCTGGCGCGGCGGCTGGAGGCGGGTCCACAGGTGGTGGTGCGCGAGCGCGGGCCGGGGCTGGTGGAATGGGGGCTGATGGCCGGGGCGTTCTGGCTGGGGGCGGTCGCCGCCACCGGGATGTTGGCGATGGGGCTGTGATGTTTCGCACTTACTATTCACGACCGCCGTTCTTCATGGTGATCACCGCCCCGACTGCCGAGGCTTTGGATCGCAAGGTGCAGGAGATCGACGCGCGGCTGACTGCGGCGGGTTTCGCGGCAAACAGTCACCGGGCCGGGGCGGTGGTCCCTCGGCATTCCTCCCTGTTGGACCTGCCCCGGCGTCGCAATGGCGTCGGGGCTTTTTTCGGCCTTTCCGGGTGCGGGACAAACTCGGGGGTGGCGCGATGAGCAACGAACCAGGGCGGGCGGTCACGGGCAATGCGTCGTGCAGGAAAATCGATCCTGACCGGCTGCGGCAGATGTGGACCGAGGGTCTGTCGGCGATCGCGATCGCCGCGCGGTTCGGGGTGAGCTATCCGGCGGTCAACCTCGCGGCGCGCAGGGCGGGGCTGGCGCAGCGGCCCCGGGTGTATCAGCCGCGCGGTGGCGATCCGGCCCGCGCCAAGTCTGCGTCCGGGTCTGCGCCCACGCCCGCACTGCCGCCCGGCCTGACGGCGCTGGAGGCGGATATCTGGCGCAGCGCGGGCCACTGGGCGGCGCTGGCCGAGGCCGCGCAGCGGCACGCGGTGACGGTCGTCAAGGTGCAGCAGGTCTGGCACCGGTTGCGGCTCGACCAGTCACGGGTGGTAGCATGAGCGGCGCGGCGCGGGCGCGTGTCACCGGATCGCGCGATTTCGAGCTGGCCGACATGCGGGTGGTCGTCGCGGTGGTCGAGGGCACGGTGCAGCTTTTGTGGCTGGCCGATGGCTGGGGCGGCGGGCCGCGCAAGGTGATCAGCAACACCTTCTGCGACCGCGCCACGCCGGGGCAATTGCGCGCCCTGGCCGATCATCTCGACGGCTTGGCGCTGTCGGCACCCGTCGAGGTGCGGTGATGGCGGGGCGGTCGACGCGGGCGGATGACGAGCGGCTGCTGTGGCTGCTGAGGGTGGCGGGGTTTTACCAATGGGGGGCGTGATGGATCGCAGCGCGATTCTGGCAGCGGCGCGGCAGGCGATCGTGGTCGACCGCGCCGCGACGCATGGCGCGGCCGAGGCGTCGTTCGCGGCGATTGCCGGGGGCTGGAATTGGTGGCTGGGTCTGGGAGCCGGTCCCGCAGGGATCAATCGCCCTGGTGGGGCGGTTGAAGGCGGGCAAGGCCCGGCAGGCTTGGGAGCTGGTCCCGCAGGGATCAATCGCTCCGGTGGAGCGATTGAAGGCGGACAAGGCCCGGCAGGGCTGCGGCGGGGCGCTCTGACGCCGGTCGATGTCGGCGCGATGATGATCTTGCTCAAGCTGGCGCGGGCCGCTGCAAACCCCGGCCATGCCGACAACTGGGTGGATGTCGCGGGCTGGGGCGCATTGGCAGGCGAGCTGGCTTTGGCGGCGGGGCACCCTGATCCGGTGCAGGCCGGATATGATGATCTGGCGGATCGCCGAATGGATCAGCCGACCATGGATGCCGATGTGGCGCAAGTGACCGGGTTGGAAGCGGCGGTGCCAGACCTCGTGCCGGCCACACTTCCACCGTGGGTCGCCATGGTGGCGCAGGCGGTCAGCCGATCGCCTGCGGTAGTGGGGTCGCCCGCCAAGCCCAAGCCGTCGCCGCGCCGGGTGGTGCGGCTGACCCGTCAGACGCGGTGGAACCCGGAGCGCTGTGCCCGTTTGGCGCAGATGGTGCAGCACGGCGCGTCGAATGCCGAGGTCGCGGCGGAGTTCGGGGCTACCGTCAAGGCGGTCGCCAACCGAATTTACCGGCTGCGGCAGTCGGGCGCGTTGCCGCTGCTGGCGGTGCTACCGCAAGACGCGGTGCCTGTGCCGGAGCCTGCCGTCATGCCAGAGCGCGCGGCGGCCCCAGCCGGGGCGGGTGAGCCAGGGCCTGAAGGTGCGGCGATGGTTTGGAATGCGCCGAAAACCGCCGCGCTGCTGGAGATGCTGGCGGCGGGGCGGTCCCATGCCGCGATCGCCAGCGCCCTGGGTGTATCCACCAAGACGGTTTCCAACAAGATTTACAAGATGCGGGCGGCGGTGCAGGCACAGCAGGCCGGGGCGGCGGCACCTGCCGCCACGCCCGCGCCTGAGGTTGCCCCCCCGTTGCCGCCTGCCACGTTGCCGCGCGAGCTGCGGCTGGTCTGGGGCCGGATCGAGGCTTTGCCACCCGCCCCGGATTGGCCCCCGGCGCGTGATCTCGATCTGGCCGAGCGCCTGATGCGCGGCCAGAAGCTGGCGCTGATCGCGGCGGAGTATGGCCTGGACAAATCGGCCTGCAAGGCGCGGTTCGCCGACCTGTCGCGCGGGGTGCGTGATCCGGACGGCGATCTGGCGATCGAGGCCGGGCCGAAGCTGCTGGCGGTGCTGCGGACGCGGCTTGCCCCGGCCCAACCTGAGGTGGTGCTGCGGACGCAGGTTGAGGTGGCCCATGGGTAAGCGGGTGTGGGTTGATCTGGTGATCCGGGGCGTGAGCTATCCGACCGCCCAGGCGGCTGCGGCGGCGCTTGGGGTGACGCAGGAGGCGGTGATGGTCGCGGCCCGGAAGGGGGCACTTGAGCGCTGCGGCCTGGGGTTGGTTGGGCGCGCGCCGTTGCCGGTGCGGATCCGGGGGCGGGTGTTTCCCAGTGCGCGGGCGGCGGCACAGCATTTCCAAGTGCAGGTCTCGACGATCTTTTCGGCGATCGCGGATGGGCGTGAGGATCGGGTCGGGCTGGCCCCAACAGTTGCGGCGAATCGCTCGCAGCCGGTCGTATTGGGCGGCATGGCGTTTCGCTCGAAAGCCGAGGCCAGCAGGCGGCTGGGCTTTCAGCACGAGTATGTCGCGCGGGCGATGCTGCGACGTTCCGAGCGCGCCATGGTGCGGATTCTGGCGGCGGCGATGCGGCTACGGGCGGCGCAGGATTGCGCGGCCTGTCGCGCGCAACTTGGCCGCCAGCACCGGGGCGCGCGGCACGGCGGCGATCTGGCGCTGGCGGCGGAGGTGCGAGCATGACGCTGGCCCCGCGCCTGGTTGCCGTGACCTTGGCTGATCTGCCGGTATATCCGATAGCGGCGTCGGAACGGCTGGATGGGCACAGCTTTGTCAAGTGGCACACCGCGCGGTGGCTGTCGTCGCGGTCATCGAAGCTGTGTTCGTTCGAGGTGCAGGGCATGATGCGGCATCTGTTCGATCTGTGTCAGACCGAAAACCCGATCGGTACCCTGCCGGATGATGATGACGAGCTGGCGGTGATGCTGCGCTGTTCACCTGCGCGGGTGCGGGAGTGGCGCACGGCTGATCTTGGTCCGCTGCGCAACTGGGCGCGGTGCCGGTCGGACGGCGTGGTGCGGCTGATGCATCCGGTCGTGATCGAGCAGATTCAGGATGCGCTGGAACGGCGCGCCATGGCGCAATTGTCGAAGGAGCAGAAGGCGGTTGCGGCGCGGATGGAGCGGTTGCGCAGGGCACTTCTGGCCAACGGGGTTTCGAAGGAGGTGGTGGCCGACGATATGCTGATTGGGCGCATCGACGAGTGGCTTGCGGCCAATCATCACGGCAACCGCACGATCGCGGTCTACCGCTCGGCGATCCTGCATGCGGCGCAGGCGCGGTGGTTTGGCCGGGCAGACTGGTCGGCCGTGGGCTGAAGATGGTTCTGTGGCATTCTGTGGAAACACAGAACGCCACAGTTCTGGCACAGAATGGAACTGTGCCGCCTAAGAGAAGAAGAGAAAAGAAGTAGATAAGACCTTACGGAAAAAAACCGACCGTCGCAGCCTGTGGATAAGTCGGTATTGCTGGGGAAAAAGGAAGATGCAGGACAGTGAAGGGCAGAGCGAAGGCAAGCGGGCGCGGGTGCGCCGGTTGCTGATCGACCCGCTGGACGGTATCGGGTTTCGCCGGGGGCGGGCGGTGGCGGCGGATGGCCACCGCGATGCGATGGCGCGGCTGGCTGACAACCTTGGCTATCTGTCGGATCAGGCGCTGATCGCCTTGCGTGAAATGTTGCAGACCAAGGGTGAAGGAGCGGCGCACAACGTCTGGCCTGCCCCGGCCACCGTCTATGCTTTGGCCGAAATGCTGGAACGCCGCCCGGTCGAGGAATTGCCGGGGTGTCTGCGCTGGTTACGGTCGGTCGAAGGGCCGAAGGCGCTGGCAGCGGGCACGCTGGTCGAGACCTGGGCTTACTTTCGCCGCATGAAGCGCCCGCCGATCAATGCCAGCCGCGAGCTGATGGAGCGCGCAGCCGACAACCGGCGCAGGCTTTGTCTGATTGACGAGAGGGTGCGGGCCGGGGTGGCGAACGATGACGATATCGGATGGGCGCGGGCCTACCGTGACCGTCTGGCGTGGTGCGAGGCGATGATCAGGCACACGGATGACGGGCAGCACGAAGGGGCGGCGGTATGAGTATGGATCGTCGGGCGGACGGGGCGGGGCAGGACATTCGGCGGATGCTGGCGGATGCC